CGTCAAAGAGGTCATCGCCCATCGCAAAGTCGAGGCCGTCGTCTACGACCCTGGCTCGCCGACGAAACAGATCGAAGCCGACCTNCAAGCCATATGCGAAGCCGCGTTCGTNCCTCTCGTCAAACGGTCCCCGNGNGACTTCGGCGGCGANTGCGCCCGCTTCTACGACGCCCTCGCCGAAGGCCGCGCCGCTATCGAGAAGGCCGANCCGCTCGCCGAGGCGATCGTCGCCGCCCAGCGGAAAGACATAAGCGGCGGGGAGCTTTGGGTAGTGTCCCGGTCCCGTACCCCCGTCGACGCCTCCCCGCTGATCGCCGTCATCATGGCCCACGGCCTCGCCGAGGAGCTCGCTGTCTCCCCGAAAGTCACCGAGGTCGCCTTCGCCTGGTGACTAATCACCCTGGCGTAATTACACGTTTGGTATCCTGAGCGGAACGATGGGCCTTTGGAACTGGCTCCGCACCGGCGAATGGGAGCCGGCCGACGGCGAGGAACGTGAGCTCGCCCGTGTCGACATTGGCGCCGCCTTCGATGAGCACATTGCCGCTACTAGCCGCGGCGAAGCGGTCCTCCCGGCCGTCTTCCGTGCCCGCCAGTTTCTCGCCGACACCGTCGCCTCATTGAGTCTCGACGAAGTCGACGAGCGCACCGGCCTCGTCACCGGCACCACCCCGACTCTGCTCCGGTCACCGTCGCCGTTCGAGACGTATCACGAATTCATGCATAAGACGGTCAACTCCCTGACCGGCCGCGGTAACGCCTACTGGCGCATCATCTCCCGCGACGCGCAGGACCGCCCCTCCGCCCTGGACGTCCTCAACCCCGACGAGGTCACCGTCACGTGGGACCGAAACCGCATCTTCCCCGAGTACCGCTGGCGGGGCCAGCCGATGAGACGGGACCGGGACATCATCCACATCCCCCTGTTCCTCGTCCCCGGCGACCCGGTCGGCAAGAGCCCTATTGAGATCGCCCGCATCGCCCTCGAAGCCGCCGAGGCCGAGCAGGACTTCCACCGGTCGCTGTTCCGGGACAACGCCACCCCCACCGGCATCATCCAGGTCCAGGACAAGACCCAGGCGGAGGTCGACGAGATCCAGCGCCGGATCGACGAGAAGGCGAAAGAGGGCAAGCGCCTCCCCCGCGTCATGTCGAACGCCACATTTCAGCAAATCACGATTAACCCCGCCGACGCCCAATTCCTCGAAGCCCGCCACTTCTCCGTCCAGGAGATCAGCCGCCTGTTCGGCATCCCCGGCCTGTTCCTCGGCGTCTCCACCGGCGACTCGCTCACCTACAGCACGACCGAATCCCTGTTCCGCCTGTTCGTCACCGGGACTCTCCGCCCCACCTACCTCGAACGGATCGAACAGGCCTTCACCCGCCTCCTGGTCCGCGGCAAAGCTGCCCGTTTCAACATCTCCGAGCTCCTGCGAGCCGACATCAAAGCGCGCTACGAGGCGTACCAGATCGGTCTGGCCTCCGGCTTCCTGACCAAGAACGAGGTCCGCCGGGACGAAGGCCTCCCACCGATCGCCGGCGGAGACGAGGTCCCCGACACGCAGCCCGCCCCCTCGGAGGTCGCCAATGCCTGACGAACTCACCACCCTCGACGCCACCCCGCAGACGATCGAGGTCCGATCGGTCGAACGGCGCGAGATCGCCGGCCGCATCTTCCCCTACAACGTGACGATCCGCGTCCGTGGCCGGGAGGAACGCTTCACCCGCGGCAGCCTCTCCGGCGTCGACTGGTCCCGAACTCGCCTTCTCCGCAACCACGATCCCCGCCAGCCGCTCGGCCGCATGATCGCGTTGGAGGAACGGGAGGACGGCGCCTATGGCGTCTTCCGCGTCGCCCAGACCGAAGCCGGCGACGAAGCCCTCGCCCTCGCCTCTGAAGGCGTCCTCGAATTCTCCCCCGGCTTCCTCGACGACGACCTCGACGGCACGCATCGCCGTGTCCGAGCCCTCCCCGAGGTTTCTTTGGTCACCTTCGCTACCTATCCGCAGCCCCCGATCTCCGTTAGAGAAGGAGCACCGCCCATGCCCACCGAACCGACCCCCGAATCGACCCCCGCCACGACCTCGACGCCGGATAACGCCCCGGTCTTCACCGAGGAACAGGCCGCCGAGCTTGAGCGGCGCCACCAGGAGCTAATGCAAGCGATACAGCGGATCGAAGCGGCCGCGTCGGCGCCGGCGCCGTCCGCGCCCCGCATCTCCCCGCTGGAATGGTTCCACGCCGAGGTACAGCGCCGGCACAACAACAACCCCGAGCCGTACCACCGGCTAGAGGAACGGTTCGAACAGCTTCGGACCCGAGCCCTCGCCGACGTCACCGGCGGAGAGGCCGGCCCTGCCGGTTCCGACGCCGACACCGGAACGGACCTCACNGGAACAGTCGTCGAGGAGTACGTCGCTTCGCAGCTGGTCAACGTCCTCGACGCCCGCCGGCCCCTGTTCCGTTCGTTCGGCAGTTTCCCGGCGATCCGTTCCGGCTACGCCCGAATCCCCATCGTCACCGGCCATGTCACCGTCGGCGACCGCGGCGCCCAAAAAAGCGAGGTCCCCTCGCAGGCGCCCACCGTCACAACGCAACTGTTCGAGGCGGAATGGGGCGCCGGCGCCGTCGATATCGCCCTCGAACTGATCCGCACCGCCGAGCTCCCGGTCCTGCAATTCATCTGGGAGGACTTCTTGGCGGCGTACGCGATCTACCTCGAAAACAAAGCCCGCGCCCTGCTCGAAGCCGACGACAAGGGATGGACGTACACCGGAGAGGCCCTGACCTACAGCGACTATGCCACGTTTGCCCGTGCGGTCGCCGAGGCGTCGATGGCGGTGCGGGAAGCCACCGGCGCCCCCGCAACCCGTCTCGCCGTCCCCAAGGACCTCTGGCTCGATCTGGTGTCCGCCGTCGACGCTTCGGATCGCCGGCAATTCTCATCCGGCGACCACTCCGACGGCACCGTCACCCTGACCGCCGAGTCCCTGAACCTGACCGGCGGCATCACCGCCTTCTACGCTCCCGGCATCACCCGAGCGTACGCGTACAACGAGGCGGCGATCCGCGCGGTCGACTACGGCCCCGAGAGGTTTGACGCCCTCAACGTCGCCCAGATGGGCCAGGACGTCGGTCTGCTCGGCCGGCATATGCTGGTTCCCCGCATCCCTGCCGGCGTCGTCGTCTTCGACGCCGACCCCGAGCCCTGATCGAAACGATGGCTGACACGCCGACGCCCGACCAAGCCGAAGCAATGAAANTGGCGGTCACCTACAAGGCTGTCCGTTTCCTCGCCTTCCCNGGCGCCCCCCTCGGCGCTTGGGGAGAGGTCGGCGAGGGAGGCGTCGGCGTCGTCACCGTCCGATCCGACGCCCAGATCCGGGAGCTCCTATACGGCCTCGGCGGCCACGAATGGGAGATCCCCGACGTCACCGCCGACGACGTCATCCGAGCCGGCTTCGAGACGGACCCGGCCACGTTCCCGGCCGACCGCGTCGCCGACGTCGAACGCGCCATCGTCGCCGCCAAACAATGGGTGTCCGAATACCTCCGATCGAACGGGGTAGGCGTATGAGCGTCGACCGGCTTCTCGACGAGCTCCGCACCGAATTCGAGGGAGAGGTCGCCTTCCATGCCACCGTCCCGGCGAACCCGACCGCCCCGTCGATCATCGTCGCTCCCGCCGACCCGTTCCTGGAGCCCGGCACTCACGGCACCGTGCGGGAATCGTGGGACGTCCTCGTCGCTTTCCGTATCGACGCCCCCGAGAGGAACGTCGGCCCGATGCGGGATTACTCGCTCCGCATCCGCGCCGCCGCCGCCCGCGCCGGCGCCGTATGGGAATCGGCGTCTGGTCCTCGCCGGCTGGGCGACGAAAAGAGCACGATCGCAGTCTCCGCTAACCGTATCCACTACCGATACCCGCCGACCGAAAGGGAGTAACTCATGGCCCTGCCTACGTTCGTTCCTGGCTACCTAGGGACCGTCACCATCGACGCCGAGGACGTGTCCGCCATCGGCAACGTCCTGTCCCTCAACCTCAACAAGCCGACTCTGAACAAGCCCGTCTTTGGTTCGAAGTGGGGGAGNAGCATCCCCGGCCAGAGGACCGGGACGTTTTCCGCCTCCGGCCATATCGCCGCCGAGCGAGTCGNCGCCCTGTTCGCCCTGTTCGACGGCGACGAGCCGGTCGACTTCTCGTTGCAGATCGGCGAAGCCGGCCAGCCCACCGATGGCGGACTGATCCAGGGTAAATGCAGCATCAACTCGTTCACGATCGACGCTAACGCCGATGGCGAGTGGGAGTGGTCGATCCAGGCNGCCANCGACGGCGCCGTCGAGCACACCCCGCCGGCGTAAAAAGGGGCCGGCTATGGCCGAGGCTACCGGCATCCGCGTAGAGGGGATCGCCCAGCTGGTGCGGTCCCTTCGCCGCGTCTCCGACCGGTTCCCGAAAGAGCTCAAGCGCATCCACCGGGAGCTTGCGGAGCCGATCGCCGACAAGGCGAAAAGGCGGGTGCGTTCCCGCTCCGGTCGCCTCGCCGCCTCGATCCGCCCCCAAGCTGGTCAACGGTACGCCCGTGTAGCCGCCGGCCGTAAGGGCCTCGACCGCCGCACCGGATACAACTACGCCGCGATCAACCACTACGGCGGGTACCCCGGCGGGTACTCCGGGAACCCGTTTCTGACCGACACCCTCGCCGCGGAGGAACACCGCATCTACCGGGACTATGAGAGGGCCGTCGTGAAGCTGATCGAGACGAATTGGGAGACGATATGAGTCTCCTCGGGGACGTCGCCGCCCGCCTCCTCTCCGACGACAAGCTAACTCTCCGTGTCCACCAGGAGGACGGGACCACGTCCACGTTCACCATCGATCTCCGCTTCGACGACCTCAACCCCGACGAGCTCGCCTTCGTCGCCGGCCACCTTGGCGACCCCCGCGCCGTCACCGCCGCGTGCCTGTACGTCAAGATCCGCCGCCACGAACCGGCAGTTACCGTCGACGCCGTCGCCGAACTCGTCGAGGCCCTGTTCGACGGCGACCCCGCGGCCATAGAGATACCGGAGGGATAGCGCATGGCCGCTAATTCGGTTATCCGTGTCACGGTTGTCGCCGAGGACCGGATGACACAGACCCTCGACCGCACCGCCAAAGCGACCGAGGGGATAAGCCAGAAACTGTCGAACATGGGCAAGGCCGTCGCCGCGGCGGTCGCCGTCCGAGCCCTCGGAGCCGTCAAAGAGTTCGTCGACGACTCCGTCCGCGCCTTCTCCGACCTCGAACAGAGCATCGGAGGCACCGAAGCCGTCTTCGGGGAATTCTCGAAGATCATCGACGAGCACGCCAGAAGCGCCGCCGAGTCGATGGGCCTCTCGGAAGCGGAATTCCGCACCGCCACCACCTCAATCGGCGGACAACTGAAACGCATGACCGGCGACGTCCAATTCGCCGCCGAGC